GTATAGCCTAGAAGCCGACCCGCTGTTCTTCAAGGCCCAGCGCGGTGAAGCGACGATGGACGAGTGGCTTGCCCTAGTCGCAGAGATCAAGGCCCGTTTCCCCTATCCAAGTGAGTAAGTATATGCAGCAGGAGTTAGACTTAATGGAATTGGCGAAGCTCTTGCTGCAGTTTTTGGTGCTGCCGATTGGCGCGTTTGCGTGGATGCATTATAAGATGAGTCAAGGGCACGCGGTTGAGATCGCAATCATAAAAACAGAATTTGCATTGACGAAGGAGAATCATGATCGACAAATCATCGATATCAAAGATGGCTTGTCCAACATCTTTAAAAAGCTAGATGAAATCCAGAGGGATATGCATAAATGAGCGTCAATAAAGCAACCATTGATTTGATCAAGCAGTTTGAAGGCTGCAAGCTGACGGCCTATCAAGACATCGTTGGCGTGTGGACCATCGGCTACGGCACAACCGCAATGGCTGATGTTGGCATCGTGCCAGCCAAAGGCATGACTATCACGCAGGATCGGGCTGAAGATTTGTTGCGGATGGGCGTCGATAAGTTCGCAGCCACAGTTGATGCGCTGATCACAGCAAAGGTCAACGCAAATATGTTCGGCGGGTGTGTCAGCCTTGCATATAATGTCGGCCCGACAGCTTTTGCAAAAAGCACAGTCTTGCGCGAACTGAATGCTGGCAACTTTGAAAAAGCAGCCGCCGCGTTTCAAATGTGGAACAAGGCTGGCGGTGTTGTTTCCAAAGGGCTGGTGCGCCGCCGTGAGGCTGAACGACAACTGTTCATGACGCCAGTAACGGCGGATATGCACATCGTGCCTGATCAAACGGAACCAGAATCAACACTTGCGGCAATCTTTCACGCCATCGTGGCAATGTTTCAGGGAATGAAGAAATGACGGCTACTGAAATCGGCGGCATTGCCCGCACATTGGTGACAGCTTTTGCGGCCTACGCTGCGGGCAAGAATTGGATAGATAATGAAACCGCCGCTACTATCGGCGGTGGTGCTATCACGATCCTCGTTGCGGTGTTGTCTGTTATGGAAAAACGCAAGCGCAAGGCATGAACGCGCTGCTTGCCTCTCTGCTAAAGCCTCTGCTGATCCTGCTGGCGGCTTGGTTCGGCGGCAAGAAGGCTGGCAGAGACGCAGCCAAGATTGAGGAGCTGCAAAGCTATGCCGACACTTCCAAACGGATCGACGCGGTTGGGCCTGTGCCTGATGCTGACGCTGCTACTGAGTGGTTGCGCCGCCGCGCTAAACGATAGCGCCATATGCGATGGCACGATGCAAAGCAGGACATCCCATGCGGCGGCACTGGCGGCGGATGGTGGCCCGCGTTCGTTGGTCACGGGTGCGCTTTTAATCCAACAAATTGACGCTGGGTGTGGGCTGACACGTTAACCAATCTTTGATTCCATTAACCTATCGGCTGAGTTGCGTTAAATTCTTCCAGCATATCAGCCGCCAATCTTAGAAGAACTGGGTTATCCTTGAAGCCGCCTAGCCCGCGATTGCAGTGAGTGCATAGGATGAATCGGATGACCTTGGTTTTGTGGCAGTGATCTAGCTGCCAGCCTTTAGGGTTGCCCGCGTTGTCGGTTTTGCAAATGGCGCAAACCCTCCCCTGATAGTCAAACATTTTGTTCCATTGTTTTTTGCTAATGCCTATACCATTGGCGCGTTTTTTAAAGTTTTCTCGCTCGCGCCAAGCTGGGTCTGCCAAATGCTTCTTTTGTTTGTATGCGCGATTGCTCGCGCGAACCTTTTCCAGATTTTTTGCAACATATCGCCGTCTTGCCGACCGCCAGATTTCTTTTTGCTTTTCGTCAGCCATTTTATTCCACCAGCCAACGGAAGGTGGCATTGGCCCAAACGATACTATAATTTGATGAAAATAGATATATGGCAATAAATGTGGGGGTTGTCTGCACCCTGATCGCATGGGCCGTGGCGCCTTGCTTTCTCTACCCCACACAGGGCTTATCTGATGATGATAACAGGAGTTGTATTTATTACAAACCCTTTGGGCGCGGCATAGGCCGTGGGCTGACGATGACCTGATCTGTATAGATGCAGCGCATCATAGTGTATTCCATGTCATTGGCTTTAGCTAAAGCAATAGCTTCATCCATGAGGTCGCCGCACTCCATGTCGGCTGGCAGCTTGTAGCCAGACTGAGAGCCGTCAATCCATGTGATCAGTAAGATGGCAAGTAGTTTCATTTCTTCACCCCCATCGCGCTAAAAGCATCAAGCAATTCGTAGACTATCGCTTTGATGGATTGTTCCGACTTCCCATCAACAACGGATTTTATTCTGGTGAACGCTTCGGCATACAAATTGAAAAAAGGTTGGTCGATCTCTGCGTTCTCACGCTCCAACTGTTCGATGCGGTCGACGGCGCAATCTGTTAGGTCAGTTTCTTCGGCAAGCAGCCGCTTGATCAGATCGCCACTCATTCTATTTTCTCCAGTTTAGCCAGCATTGCGCGGGCGCGAGTGCCGAAAGGGGCTTTATATAAGGCAGCATAAAACCGCAGACACCCCACCGCCTTGGCGAGTTTGGCTTCTGCGACTACAGCCCTATCCAACGCATCTGCGGCCTGACCGCTTGTAGCAAGCAGTTGCAGGGTCAGTTCTTTGTTGCTTTCCGCCAAATGTTCGATGCGGTCGGCGGCTTCCAGAAGCGTTAAGCCAACTGGTGTCATATTGCACTCGCCATTGGCATAATGATGCAGCCGCTGGATCAGGTCAGTCATTCCGTTTCTCCAATCTTATTCCTATAAACCAATGCCGCTGCACGAAACCGCTTCATGCCAGCGATGCTGTCGGTCAAGATCACCTTTCGCACATACTTTTCACTAAGGCCCAGCGCACGGGCTGCGGCTGCTATCGACGGAAATGACAACCCTTCGACTTCAACAGGCTTTCGCTTGGTATTTCCAAGGCCAAGCAAATCCATACTGCCGCGAAACAAGGCCGAATATACTGCGGCCTCTGTGACCTTCAGGCTTTCCGCTGCTTGCCTGACGCTGGGATAGGTCACGCCTCTAACTTTAATCAGCATTATTCGTCACCATCATAAAAATCAGCTTCGTCGATGGCATAGAACGTCTTGCGTTTTATCATGCCGCCCCGCGCCATTTCCTGCATCTTAGCAATCACGCTCATCAACGGATATTTTATGCTCTCAGACACATCTTCGACACTGGCCCGCCCGCCTTCGATCAGATCATCCAAGATCATCTTAGCCAAATCATCCTGAACCTGTGCTTGCTGCAATGGATCAATCCGAATGATGCGGATCGCCATCCAAGGCGTTTTTTCGGGATGCGTTGTATTTTCGATCAAGATGGCATTGAAGCGTTCGCCAACCTGAATATCCAAGGATGCCGCCACCTTGGCTGGGATGAACACAGATTGATTGCCGTCAACTGTCGCTGCGAAGGCCGTGCTGGTATCCAGCCGATTGATAACCATGATTTCAGAGGTCTGCATTATCGTCTCCATTTGCCAGCGCGATTAGCGCGGCTTTGCGTTGTTCAGCTTGTTGAATCCTATAGCGCAGGGTGTCTATTTCCTCGCAAACCCACGCAATGGATGTCTGTGTGCCGTAGCGGGCCTGTAGCCGCACTATGTCGGCGCGGTGTAGCGCAATGACCGCATTCCAATCAGCCACTGTGTAGCGGTCCAGCATGGCTTGGTAGGTGGTTTCCATCAATGCCACCCAAAGCCGTAAGGCAGGAACCACAGGCTGGGGATAAGGGCAAACAGGCACAGACAGCCAATCAGGTCTTCAAGAAATTCACGCATTGGGTTTTCCTTTTGTTGAGGGTGGTGGGGGCCGCAGCCCCCGTTTATTAGCAGAAGGATTCGCCAGTTTCTTCGCCCCACTGGCTGCGATGCGCCAACAATTGCCCTGATGCGTTGTATGATCTGCCGCAGTCGCAATCATTTGACCAACTGTCAAAAAGTGTAAATTCTTGGCTGCAATCGCAGCGGATCACCTTAAATGTGCGAAGGCGTCCACTCCAAACTTCTTGAACTGTGCCGATTGTGCGTGTCATTTC